CGACAACGACGAGGCCGGGAGGAAGCATGCGGAGACCGTCTCCCGCTGTCTCAGGGCCGCTGGTGTTCATACGATCCGTACTCTACTGCTTCCCGGGACCCCTGTCAAGGGGGATGTTGTGGACTGGCTGGACTCGGGCCACACGATAGACGAATTGTCCACGCGGGTCAGGCAGTCGCTCGGGACGGTGACGGCGTCCAGTATGGCGGTGGTCAGTCCGGAGTGGGTGTGGCGTCCCCGGGTCCCGGCCAAGGGGTTGACCCTCATCTTCGGGGAGGCCGGGATCGGGAAGTCAACGATGGTACTGGACCTCGCCGCCCGCTGGACGCGGGGCGACCCGATGCCGGAGTCCGTGGGGACGACATTCAAGCCCATCACGGTCGGAATATACGGCTGCGAAGACGACCTGTCAAGCATTGTTATTCCCCGCCTCATGGCGGCGGGGGCCAACCTAGACCGGATCGTCTTCCTGGAACTGGACAAGGCCAAGCCCATCCTCCCCGACCAGATCGGCAGGATGAAGCAGCTTTGCGACGAGGCCGAGGTTAAGGTCCTCATCATCGACAACGTGGAGAACGGCATGGGGAATCTGGACTCCAACAACTCCAAGAGCCTGCGGCATGCCCTGAGCCCCCTGTCCGACTTCGGGATTCCGGTTATCGCCATCCATCACCCGAAGAAGGGGTCCGTGCGGGGTAGTGCCACAGAAGCGATGTCGGGTAGCCAGGCTTACACGAACGTGGCACGAAGCACGATGATGGTGATTAAGACCGGGGAGGAGAACCTTGTAGCCTTCGCTCCGGTCAAGAGCAACTACGTCAACATCAACGAGACCCGGACCCTCTATTTCAAGATCGGGACTCGGGAGGTTGACGGGATCGACTCGGACCAGCCGCACGTCGAATGGAAGGGTGGGGACTACGCCTCTGCGGATACCCTCATGGCCCGGGCTCTGGCGAAGATCATGGACGAGCAAGCGAGGGAGATGAACGCTATCAGGGCGGCTGCCGCCGCTACTACTAGCCCCTCGGTCTCGACCCCGATTCCCCTTCCCTCGGGGTCTCGAAACTCCCTCGGGGGATTATACACGGAAAAGGAGGTTTGTCAAGACTTTGGGGAAAGTATTTCGCAAAGCGTTGATATTGCGGTGCTTACCTCCCCCGCACCGAGTCACGCTCTCCCTCCTGAAGTCACGCCATGCGTGTTCGGGCAAGATGACTTCGTTACCTCACAGCAAAAAAAGTATGGCTATGGTCCCTATAAGCGTGTAGAGTCTGACGAGGAGGAAAGACATGAAGATAACTAGTCTCTTTCTTGTTCTGGCACTCATCGTGCCACGGACTCCGCCAGACCGGGCCCGCTGCCGGGACACCGGATGGGCGTGTCGGATCAGTCCGTTGTTCTGCCCTTCGGCCTACAACACAACCCCGTGCTGGCCGAGCGGAGCGAGGCGGGTGGGGCGGTGAGGACCGACTGGAAGAGACGTGCCGACTGGATCGGTTTCGCTAGGAGCATCGGGAAGGCGACAGATGGGGACAGAGAGGCCCTGGCTATCCGGTCTGCCAAGGTGTTTCTCTCGGAGCCCCGGTTCGACCCGCGCCTGTTCTTTGTGGTTGCTGGCATGACCGAGGAGAGGGCGACCGAGGAGGCGTTGGTGGTGGAGACGTACAAGGCGTTGACTGGAGGTGGGCGGTGACGGCAGACGCGAAGCGGGTCTATAACCGTGCCCAGTACCAGAAGCATGGTGCCACGCGGCGGCTCCGCCGCCGTGAGCGGTACTGGGCCAACCCGGAGAAGGAGCGGGAAGCTGCCTTGGGCAGGCATCATCGTGCCATGGCCGCCAGGCCGCCCGAGCCGGAACTCGTAACCCGAGCCCGGAAGCTGATGAAGTTCGACAAAAGGTGGGTGATGTGGGCAAGAATGTGCTATAATGTAGGGGCCAAATGACTGAAGAGGAAGCCTTTGACTGGTTCCGGACGGAGGGGTGGGACGCACCCAGCTACGCAACTTGCGTACCCAATCCAGGTACAACCGTACCCAAGACGGGTAGCCCCGGCAAGTTCATCAACCGATGCGACCGGTGCCTAGAGTTCAGGCCCTCGTCCCGGCTAGAGGGGAAGGGGTGGTCCTTCTACCACGTATGGCTATGCGCCGAGTGCGCGGGGCCGAACCCTCCCGTCATCGTGCCACAGAAAGATACAAACACGTTCTCGGCCTTCATGAAGTCCGAACGAGCAAGACTCAAGGAAATCGAAAAGGAAAGGAAGAAGCTTGAAAGGGCAGAAGCCAAGGCGAGGCGTGATTCAGTGTCCAGCATGCGGGGCGGTGGCGCTAAGACGAGAAAGCCGAAAGACGTTGAGCGTGAAGTACCCTAGGGTCCAGTTGTATATCTGTGGGGGGACGCCAACTCACCAGATTGAATGCGTCTTGGTGGTGCATCACACCGACCTGTTGGGGCAGCCGAAGAAGCTGCTTACCCGGTACTCGACGCGGGGGGCGCGAGCCCAGGCCGCGCTGGCGCAGGAGGACTATGACGAATGAGGAGTACGAGGCCGAGAAGGTCTTTGCCATGCTGACAGTACCGGACTACGAGGATCGGTACGCCCGGATACTGGCATCCATTATGCAGGTGGCGGGGCGCGAGGTTAAGCTGTCTGAGGAGTTCACCCGTCTCATCCCGAGGCATATCATGGAAAAAGCGAAGGGCAAATGAGCGCCCCTATCCGAGAGAAGGACGGGCGGTTCAAGCCCCGGACGGGACAGTCCCTCCCTCCCAAGCCCCCTCAGAACGCCCGCGACGAGCATGGTAGGTGGATTCCCAACGAGAAGGTTCAGTCCAGTAAGCCGTACTCCCGAGCCGTGAGGGAACTGCTCGACGCCCCCGAAGGGGGCATTCCCGAGTCATGGGACCCCGACCCCAAGAAGCGGACTGAGGCGCAGCGCCTTGCCATGGTTCATATGGCGATGGCCGCGTCGGGGAACGTCCAGATCGGCATGATCGTCATTGACCGTGCCGAGGGGAAGGTGCCACAGGCCGCTGAAGACCGCGAGGCCGTTATTAAGGCTGGCGAGGGTGTTAAAATGTTGGCTGGCCTTTTAGGGATCGACATGCTGAAGGTTATTGATACGGAGGTAATCGATGACAAGCGACTTGGACCTGGAACCGAAGCTAGCGAAGTGGCTAAGGATGATGGAGCAGGAGCCGCCCCTGACGCTACGATCGCTACGATCACTTCGGGGGGATGAAATCAAGACCGCAGACGACGTTTATAACCTGTTTCAGGGTGTCAAGTACGTGGTGCAAGATGCCGTGTAACTGCACCTACCCGAAGCCACACACCCCGGAGGCGCACAAGGCGATAGCGCATCAGCACAATCAGGACCTAGCGAACTGGATCATGCCGGAGAGTCAACAGGAAATTCCGGAGTGGAAGGCCCCGAAGATCGTGTCGAAGGCGTACCAGAAGCCGAGGAGGAAGGTTGACGCCCGCAGACCTTAACGATGCCATGCTCCAAGACTGGATCAACGAGCTTCGTGCCACAAAGGGCTCGTGGGTGGGTAAGCAGGGTGGCACGTTGATGAGAGAGATGTTCCCCCCCGGTTACAAGGAGTGGCTGGCCCGGTTCCATGAGGAGCTAGAGCCAAAGCTGTACCTTGAAATCGGGGTACAGAATGGTGCCACACTCAGCCTGGCCCGAGACGAGACTCTGGTGTTTGGCGTTGACCCCTACCCCTATTGCAAACCATCCCCAAACAAGTTCATCTTCAAGATGACTAGCGACGAGTTCTTTGAGAAGGTGGGTCTTGGCGGTGAGGTGGACCTGACCTTCGTTGACGGGATGCACCGTTTTGAATTCGCGTTACGGGATGTGCTGAACGCCGAGCAGGCTTCAGCCCCAGGTGGCACGATCCTGGTGCATGACGTATTGCAGATCAGCCCAGAGACGGCGGGCCGCGACCCCATCGAGGGGCAGTGGACAGGGGACGTCTGGAAGATCATCCCAGTCCTGAAGACTATGCGTTCCGACCTCAAGCTAGAGGTGATCGAGTGCGCCCCCTCCGGGCTGCTCGTCATTACTGACCTGAAGCCGGGTGGGGTTGACGCGGGCAAGGTCAAGGCGGCGTATGAGGACCTGGTCCCCGGCTGGATCAAGGTCGAGCCAACGGCGTACTACAAGCCTACTGACTACATCGTGCCACAGCCCGATGTCTTGGGTAAACCTTGAATATAGGGAAGTTGCGAGACGCCATCGCCAAGAACCCCGCCGTCCTGCGGGGGCTGACTGACGAGGCCGCGTTGGCGGTGGCACGGGACTTCGTAGAGGAGCTAGACTCCCGCTACGAGAAGGACCCGTGGGCGTGGGCCTCCGAGGTGGTGGTCACGCAGGACGAGGCGTCGGGGAAGGCCCTGAAGTTCCCCGGAGACAGGGACTACCTTCACGACCTGTTCGATATCTTTGAGAACGAGTCCCTTATCGCCGTTCCCAAGTCCCGCAGAGTGTTCGTGACATGGGGCGTGGCAACATACCTAACTCATCGTGCCAGGTACAAGAAACACCAGTCACTATTCGTCCAGTCCGAAACCGAGGACAAGGCCGCGTTCGTGGTTGATAAGCGATGCTGCTTTATCGAGGACAACCTTCCCCTCGCCCTCAAGCGACCCTACAAGGCCGTCCGAACCATTAAGGGGGCGGTGGGGCAACTCACTTACGACGACACCAAGAGCTACGTGAAGGGTATCGCTCAGGGCCGGGACGCCCTCCGAGCCTTCACGCCATCCATCGTGTTCCTAGACGAGTGCGAATTTCAACAGGAGGGGCGGCAGTCCTTGACGGCCTGTCTGCCCTTCGCGGAGAAGGGGGCCAAGATCATCCTCGTATCTACAAGTAATGGTGCCTCCGGCCCTATGGCGGATATTGCTCGCTCCGCTGGGTTCGTGAAGTTCCAATGAGGAAGTCTCACGGCGTTTCCTCCCTAGCCGCGACCATCGTGTCACAGGCCGTCCACGACTTCCTCCGCGCCCCGGTCGACTCGGCGGCTTACAGAACTGCGAGGAAGTTTATCTATGGCACGGAGTGTACCCATCTGATCTGTTCCGACTGTCCCGAGTCAGAGGAGGGGTGGCGTGCCACAGAGTGCCCCCCTGGGCCGTACATGGCACCATGCGAGTGTCTGCACGGCTGGGACCGTCATCTGTTCCTGACCTTTGACTGGGAGGAGCATCGTGCCATAGTTGCGGGAGCCGCGGGTCTGGACCCCGAAGCAATTCAAGACGAGTGTACTCGTAAGGAGCGTAAATAGATGAGCGTTCTATGTTTCCAGCATAAGGTGGAGAAGATCTTCTGCTGCAACAAGTTAGCCAAGATGCTCATCGTGCCACAGAAGCTATGTGAACGCAAACGTGCCATCGAGGCAACCCTGGCGGCTGCTGCCTTTCCCGAAAACATTGTCGTCGGCGCACGACAACTTCAGGAACTTGCCGAGAGCTATGTAGCCGTGGCAGACTGTCTTGCCGACTTCATGGGGCCGAGTATGGACGAGGCCCGCATGGAGCAGATGCTTGAGGTTGTCAGGATGATGAAGGAGGCTGGCTTTGGTAAGACCGGCAGCTAGGGGCTGGCTTGGGCTGAGGACGCAACCCGAGGAGCGGTGGAGGACGCATGTTGAAACCATTGACACGCACGCCGTTGTGGCCTGCAGGCCGTGTGGCAGGGAAGTGGGGGAAACGGACCCCGCCTATATGCTGAAATTCCAGCCGTGGCTTGTGCTGGGCGGGGTCTGGCTTCATCCACCCCGGCCATTTGGTGGTACTTACGAGTGGTGCTGCGCCACTTGTTGGGACGTTCTTGCGGTCGCAGGCTGGTTAGAAATGGAGAAATGGTGTACGAGGGACCCCAACTAAGGATTCTCAAACCGATTCGTGCCCCCGGCGGCTGGTGCTTAGTTCCAATCCACTACTCCCACGACCCGGAGAAATCCCATCCAAGCTGGATAGAAAAGGAACGGGCCAAGTACCCGGATGAGGTGGGGTTTGCCCGGGAGCTTGAGATTGACTTCGGGCTGCACAGTGGCACCCCGGCGTATCCGGCCTACCGGGAGGAGAAGCACGTAGTCAAGGAGCTTTTGTACGACGATACCCTGCCCCTCCTGATCGGCATGGACTTCAATGCGAACCCTATGTCCCTTGTTATCTGTCACTTAGAGAACGGTGCCCTCAAGGTGATCGACGAGATTGTCGAGGGACCCACGACCATTAGCGATGCCATAGAAACTTTCAGGAATCGGTATCCCGCACACCGAGGGGATGTGGTTTTCTACGGAGATGCCACCCGTGGCACGACCGCTCAGACCAGCAAGTCTAACTGGATGGTGGTGCAGACGGAAATGCGTGGATACCCCGTAAGGCCCCAGTACCGCGTCCCGCTCCAGAACCCGAACATTGGGGATCGGCTCCTTGCCGTCAACCGGAAACTTCAGGCAATCGAGGGATCTCCTGGTGTCACGATCGCGGCTCGATGCAAGGAACTCAGGCAGGACCTTCGGGAGGTCCTCATGACCCCCGACAACAAGAAGATTCTGAAGGTCCACAAGGCCGAGGACCCCTACTCCCTGAGAACCCACGCCTCAGACGCCTTGGGATACCTGATCTTCAGAGAGTGGCCGGTGGTCAAGGAGACGATGCGGACCATGAACAAGGCCCGGAAACCCCTGAACCGAGGGAACTTGCTAGGCGAGAACTTCGGGCTGAAGGGCTCGTCGAGGGGAGGGCGATCTTGAGTGCAATCAGCTCAAGATGTGTGGCACGATGCTGCCCGTAACTATCGGTATCTGTGCGTCTTGCGACAAACTGGACCGAAGGCTGGCGGGCGTCGGCGCCTACGATGGCACGATGTTTTGCCTCTCCTGTATCGAGGATCATGGTGCCACAGAGTTGCGTTCGGTCGCCAACGCAGCACTAGCCGTTCGCAAGACCAAGAAGGAAATTAAGTGCTTTCGATGCAGCGCGCCGCTCATCGAGGGCAGCAAGCCCATGTGTACCGAGTGTAACGGGCGATATCAGGCGCGATTCGGAAAGGCTGTGCGTTGGGGATGATAGGACCAGAGTTGGGATTGGATCGTGCCACGGAGCAACCAGGGATGCCCAGCGCAGACGATGGCACGATGCCCCAAGTCACCGAGGTAGAGAAACCTATCGAGGAACGACTTAAGCCGAACACCGAATTTCACAGCACGATCCTCCAGAAGCTCCGTTCACGACTTCAGCTTTCCTATCGGAACAGACAGTCGCGCTATGAAGACTGGGATCGGGTGGACGAACACCGCCGTCTCTACGTCAACACAGACCGCGCCGCCCGCAAGGGGAATAAGCAAAACATCTCCAACCTCAAGGAGATGCCGGTCGAACGTGCCATAGTCATACCCGTGAGCTACGCCATTCACGAAGCTCGCAAGGCGCAGTTATTCAAGCAATTTATGGCACGATCCCCGTTCATTCAGTTGGACGGCGTGTCCTACGAAGATGTGAAGCCAGCCAAACTTATGGAAATTAAGATGGCTTACGACTTCGCGCAGAGTGGTGGGCCGCAGGCGCTCTACTCGCTCATTCAGGACACAGACGCCTACGGTCAGGGAATCATCTACGACCATTGGGACGAACTCTATGGCTGGAAGACCGTGCCACCGGCCCCGAACCCGATGGCACAGATGATGGCGATGATGGGGGTGAACATTCCGCCTCCCGCTCCCGAGAAGAAGTGGGACGCGATCAAGCAGTTCACGCGATGGGTGCCCGTTGACCCCTATATGTTCTGGCCCGACCCGAGGGTTAGCGCAATGAACATTCAGGAGGGGGAATTTGTAGGACACCGTGCCTTCAAATCTTTCCTCTGGTTGCTTGAACGTGCCATGCCAAATGGTGGGGTTTACTTCAACCTCGACGAACTCAAGAAGAGCAACGGGGGACAGGGTGGCCGTGGTGGCACGATGGAGAAGATCGCCTCCCGCAACAGGAACGCCACGAACGAGCAGTTCTCCCTCCGTGACGGTGGCAGGACGGACGACAAGGATGACAAGGGATACGTCGTCCTCGATCACTTCCAAGTCAAGCTGGTGCCTAAGGAATGGAAACTTGGTGAGGGAACCACCCCTGAAACTTGGTGGTTTACGATGGCCGATGAAACTTTTGTCATAAGGGCGCATCCGTCCGCGTACCGCCACAACGAGTTTTCCTACGGCGTAGCCGAGGCACAGCCCGACGCTCATCAACTTACCAACCCCGGCATTGTGGAAAATTTAGACGGGTTGCAGCGAACTATCGACTGGCTTGTGAATAGTCGCGTGGATAACGTCAGGAAATTTTTGAACGATATGCTGATCTTCTCCCCCGAGTTGGTGGAGCAGGAGGATATCGAAAACCCTGGTGCGGCACGATGGATACGCCTTACTGAGGAGGGGACTCAGGCCGCGATGATGGGCCTATCCCTCGACTCTATGGTGAAGCAGTTCCCCGTACAGGACCTCACCGGGGCGCATTTTGAAGTCTCCCAGTTCCTCGCCGATATGGGCAACAGGCTTGGTGCGGCCACGGACGCGATGCAGGGACAGCCGACAAATGAGCGTAAAACTTTAGGGGAAATCACAGAGACAGGCTCAGGCGCTTCCGATAGGCTTGCCATGACC